AATCGGAGTGCCAGATGGCTCGGTCCCGTAGGTTGATTCCTTTTCTATTGAAACATATCTGTTTAGAAATTCTACCATAGTTACACCTCTATGTGGTTGTTCTACGGATGGTGTGACTTATTAACATTCTTATCTACGACGCATATCAATTCTACGCATATATGTAAGCGTTAAAACATGTACACAGACTGTTTCGTCATCATCCATTTTACTGTCTAAATCAGCACTGTAGGCTATAATACTATCAGTCGTCCCTTGCACACCAGTATTGACATACAGCTCATCGAATACCTCACCCATAATATTTAGACAAGAACGATAGGCATTCTCATAATTAGTACCTTTTACACTTACAAATACTTTCACATCGTAGTTTTGTGTTATTTTTGCGCCACCAAGAGATTCAAACTCTGGCGAAGCTAAATTTTCTACTATTACATGTATGCTTGGTGTTATGACTCTATTTATCATTTGAGAAGATATATCATAACCATATATTATAGAGGCATCATTTACTTGTGTCTTTAAGTATGGTCTATCACTGTCTTTTATCTGCTCTACTATAGCAAGGCCCATACGAGCTAAAGTATCTTGTGCAAAGTCAGATAACAGTAGCTCCTCTGGTGTAAATACACCAAGAGAAGAGTAGTACACAGAGGCCCATTTTACGTTCCCGGTAGTGTTACCCCACCTAACGTCCTTACCGGACCCAGATGTGCCTGTAACACTATAGGAAACGGCTGTTCCGTCATCGTCCTCTATTATCTCATGGATATATGCCTTAGCTGCGCCAGAGGAATTTAGAGTTAGTCTAACAATAGTAGATACTGGGTTGTCTTCTGCCAGCGCCAAGTCAAGATTGCTTATAGTTACGGTGCTAGAACCCACTAACGACAAAGAAGTAGAGTTACCTGTAGATTTTATCTCTACTCTGTGTGTGCCGTTGTCTAGCCTCATAAGAACCTCACCAGCGTCTGGCGCAGTAGTGTACTCAAAACATGCAACCATAGTGTAATCACTTGTGCTTGGAGTGATATTGTAAACACCATTAGTGATTACCCACCTACCATTGGTAGCAGTACCACCACCAGCAGCAGTAGACCAAGCTTCATTAAATGTACCAGTTAGTGTAGCTGGGTTAGAGCCACGCATACGACTTTCCCAGTATTGTGTCTTTGTTGCTATTGCCATGTAATCACCTTGTTTTCAATGCGTCTTGTATTCTTTTAGTACCACCTACAAGTATTCTACCACGATTTTTAAATGGTCTAGTACCCCTTTCAGTCATCTCGGCTATGTTAGCACCCCTACTACCCTTGATACCAGTAGGTGTTTCAGTATCTTTTGGGTCAAACGAACCAGCAGGTATAGACAAGAATCTAAAACCTTTGCCCCCTTTTGGTCTGGCATCTAATGAATCAGCTATTGTTTCGTAAACGTCACCTTCGGCACGTGTGGTTCTGCGATATTGAGATTTAAACCTTCTAGTCATATTTCTTACTTCGTTTGCTGTGTCTGTTTTAGCCTTTAGCAACGCTGTTCTCATAGTGTCATCAGCATGAGCCATAATTGAATTTTGTATGTTTTCTGCTACAGATTTTACTTCTGATTTATCAAAGTAAGCAGTAAGTCCTGTATCACGCCCACTTCTAGCCCCCCTTGCTCTTATTGCATTTACAGAAGTCCTAGCAACAGGATTACCTGCTATTTCTATACTTACTACTTTTCTGTTAAAATCGTCTTGCGAGTCATCTAGTGCTTGTTTTGCATTAGCTCTAAATTTACTTACAGCCCCTATGACGGGCATACCGGGGTCATCAAATGTATCTGGTCCATTACTAGCAGAAGTATCTGTAAAATAACCAATTCTATTATCTCTAGTAGTTACTTGAGAGCTTCTACCTCTTCTAGATGGTAAGTTTTTAAGGGCCTTTCTACTCATTCTTACACCTAATCCACACTACCTAAGTGAGCTAACCTTATGAGGTTTGTTTCTGCTCTTTCTCTTAGCGAAAAACCACGCATAGAGTTGTCTGGTCCTGTGGTTTGGAATATACTCTCATCTTCCATGTAGTATGCCGCTGCTAGGTCAGCGCATATCTCTCTCAATACATGAGCCATCTCTCCCTCTTGAACCGTCACACCTGAAGCATGGTCATGGCTAAGACCAGTTACGCCAGTCAAAGTGTTAGCACTGTTACCAGTCCACACAAAGGAATCACCATCTACGTTACCATTACCTGTTGTGCTAAAACCAGATGAATCCGCTACTGCTATAGATGTAGCACCGGCACTAAGTGTGCTTGTAGTAGTAGAGTCAGCTATACTCTTAGACGGTACATCTCTGCCGTAGTCCCTAAATATTTGGTCTATCTCTATTGATGCTCTACGAATACCTGTGGTTAGTCTGGACGAGGCTTGTGTTCTTTGTGAGCTATTAAGACCTAATCTAGACCCGACATCAGCATTACTACAGTAAGACACCATAACTCAAAACCACCAAAAAACCTGTAATCATAACATAAAGCATACGCTTCTGCAAGTTGTTATACGTTAAGAGTGACTTTTCAACATTTTGCACACGAACAGTAATATCGGTACACCATCTATACCAGTCATCTGCATCCACGTTATCACATCTGAGTAGAAAGACCCATAGCACCTGCTACTATTGCTATCAAGGTAAAAATAATTTTTTGCATGTTAGCCATGTAGGAGCCTATCAAACCGTTTGTTATCTCTAACTCGGTAGCAACCTTAGTAAGACCAGTCTTCATATCCATTTGCGATTGTACTAACTGCTCTATAAGCCTCTCATGTCTTTCGACAGTTTGCTCTATGTTATCTAATCTTATGTCATTTATGTCTGTCACTTACTCGCCATCCTTGTATGCCTCTAGGCGGGCAACAAGGTCAGCTTTCTTACCGCTAACAGAAAGACCAGCTTCCTTTAGCATAGCTTTTAGCTCGGCAACATTGTGAGAATCAAGAGTCTTCTCAATCTTCTCTACTTCTTCTTTTGCCTCTGCTACTTTTTCCTTTACTTCACCCATAG